GACTATACAGTTCCCTGACTCTATGACTCCAGAAGAAGTCACCTATGCTATTGAAAATGAAGTAATTCCGCAATATCAAGAACATCTTTCTAAAACAGGATTTGTACCTGCATTAAAAGCAGGGGCTAGATCTTTCATAGCAGGTACCGAAGAAACCCTAGGTTTTCCAGAAGCTGGTGCTGAGCAACGTAAAAAAGCCGAAGAAACTTATCAACCGTTTACCGATGCCGATTTAGAAGCTGCTAAACAACGCGGTATTTTAGATACTGTAGGCGCGTATAAAACTAAATATTTAACTGAACCTTTAGGTAATATTGCTGGACGATATGGTGCTCCTGTGGTTGCTGGTATGTTAGCACCCGAAGCTGGAGTGGGTGTTATAGGTGGCGCTGCATTAAGAGGGTTAGCTGGAACTGCTGTTGATATTGGAGCTGAAAAAGCTGAAAATATACAAGCACAAATTAATGCAGGTAAACAACCCGAAGAAGCTAAAGCATGGTTAGCTGCTCTTCCTCAAGCTTTACTTGCTGGATTTGGTTTTCCAGGCACGAGTCAAGTTAATAAATTATTATCCCCTAAATTATTTGCAGAAGCTGAAGCACTAGCACCTAAAGTTATTGCTGGAGAAACTACGCTTGCTGAAGCTAAAGCAGCACTTACAAGTAAAACTCAAGTATATTTAACTAACATGGGTATTAATACGGCTTCAGGCGCTGGATTGATGATAGGTACTGAAGATATTCGCCGTGCTCAAGCAGGACAAGATTTAATGAGCGGTAGTGAAATGTTAGAATCTACAGTACAGGCAGGTATACTATCTCCTATATTTGGTTTACTACATCCTTCTCAACGAAGTAAAGCTGAAGCAGTATTAACGGATGCTGATCGTCGTAATAAAGTTGTTGAATCCATTAATAATGAACGTAAACAACGTGATATTGATATTGACAATTATAAAAAAGACGCCGTTCTAAAAGAAAATTTAGAAAAGCAAGCAGAATTAATTAAAAAAAGAAATGAAGAATCTAAGACCTTTGAAGAAAGAATAAGTTATTTCTTTCCAGATAAAAAATCTACTAGTGGTAAATCTGCTAAGGATATGCAAGTTGCTTTAAATGAACCCTCAGGTGTTATGGTTAGCGATCCTATTACAGGTCAAGAACGTGAACTTACAATGGGAGAACACTTTGAACAAAAGTATCCTGATTTATTTCCTAAGAAAGAAGTTAAAGCCCCTGTATTAAATGAAACTATATTAACTTCGTTACTTGGAGATAAACATCCTTCTGTAAAAGCATTAAATGGTTTAGATTTAAGTAAAGGAGCTGAAAGAGAATATTTTGATACTGTTATAGATAAGATTAAATCTAGTTTAAGTCAAGATCAAAAAAATAAACTTGATGATTTTGTTATTAGATTACCTACTCTTGAAATGGTAGATGCAACAAGTGCACTTCAAAAAGTGATAGAATCTGGTAAAGAGTTTACTAATCCTTCTGAAATTAAAAATTTTTTATCTAAGGAATATAGTAAAGATCAGTTAACTTCGTTATTACAAAGCAATAAAAAAGTATTTAAGGACATTTTAAATGATTACAGACAATCTAAATCTGAGCCCACAACAGATGGAACTAGCGTTTCAGGTGTTGATGTCGGACAACTTAAAGACACCACCAGAATTGAGGGGGATAACCTTGGAACAGTGGACAATGCTGGGAATGATATTGGACGATATACTAAGGGAGAAGGACAACAGCCCGCTCCACTAGCTAAAACTACTACAGAAGTTTTAAAATCTGCTGAACAACTTACACCAGAAGAACCTACTCCCGTAATACCTGATGAGCCTCGTGAAATCTTAACAGATGAAACAAGAGCTACTAAAACATTTGTACAACAAGAACCTAAACAAGGCACTTACACGGGTAAACCTCCTAAGGGTGATGAAAATGTAGGGCTACCTCTTAAGCCTACATCTTTAATGGATCGCCTCCAAGATGCTGATCCTGCGGTAAGGTATGATGCTCGTATTGAATTAAGTACTGTTCTTAGAGAACAACGTAATATTGAACGCTCTTTACAAGAATCTGAACTGCTTAAAAAAACACCTAAAGGGGATTCTCTAGTTAATCGTGCTAATAGATTAGCAGATAACTTACCAAAAGAACGAGTTGATCTCATTGATGAATTACGCGATACAATGCGTTCACCTAAACAAATTAAACAATCTATTGATAAAGCTAAAAAAGCTTTAGTAGATGCAAGAATAGATAAACTTGTTACTAATATTTTACATCGTAAACCTACACCTGAAGAAGTTGCGGCTTTTGAAAAACTTCAAAATGATATGTTTAGATATGAACCTAAACGTTTAGGTAAAAATAAAGAATCTGTATTTGCTAAAGATCCTGAAGCTTTTAATAGTATGATTGATGCCTATATTGATGAGTCTTCTGGTCGTACCAAAAAAGCAGATCCAATTATAGATGAGTCTCGTGTTCCTGGTTCTAAACCTACAGGGCAAACTAAAGAATCTATTATGTACCGCTTGAAAGGTATGTTTGGTAGCGGTATTGATAGTTTAACTAAACGTGGCGTATTGAACATTGTTAACTCCGTGGCTGAGCTACCTAAACAAATACAAGAAAAGATTGGTGCAGATGCTATTGGCGCACATAGTGAAGGTAAAGCATACCTTATTGCTGATCGTCTAGCTCCTGAAAAGATACGTAGCGTTATACTTCATGAAATTGGTGAACACTATGGACTAGAAGCACTCATTGGTGAACGTAACTATAAAGATGTATTACAAAGTGTTATGGCGGGTAAAGATAAAGATGCCGTCATCAAAGCCGCATGGGAGCATGTATCTACTGTATATCCAGAATTAAAAATAGGTGAAAGACAATTCTTACGTGAGATTGTAGCTAAGATTGGTGAAGATGCTCCCTCACATCCTCTCTGGCGCAGAATCCTTAATGCGGTTCGTAACTTCTTAAAACAAAATAAATACAAAAACATGTCTGGTGAAGACATTCAAGACTTAGTCATGAACTCATTCAAGACTGCTATGAAGAGAGATTTAAGAATAGAACGTACAGGTATAGAAACACAAAATATAGGTAAATTTAATACTGAAGCATTTAAACGATGGTTTGGTAATTCTAAACTAGTTAATGCTGATGGTACTCCTTTAACTTTATATCATGGTACAGGTCAAGATGTAAGAGCATTTAAATTAAGTAAAGATGGTTCGTTAGGGGCTGGTATTTACTTAACTCCTAAAGCTGATTTTGCAAGTGGATATGCACAAATGGAAGGTGGTAATGTTGTTCCTGTGTATGCCCGTCTTGAAAATCCTTTAGTCATTCGTACTGAAATGGGTAAATCTGATCCTATGATTGAAGCATTAGTTCAACTTGGTGTTGATCGTACTAAAGCAGAAAACATAGTAGAGAAAGCTTATGAAGATAAAGGATATATTACTAAAGAAGTAATGAGCCGTGCACAGAAACAAGGATATGATGGTCTTGTACAATTTAAAAATGGTGAATTAGGTGAAGTAGTTGCTTTTAGTCCTAATCAAATTAAATCAGCTACAGGCAATAAAGGTACTTTTGATTTATCCCGTCCGGAGATTGAGTTTGCTAAGCGTAAACAAGAACCTAATCCAGAATTTAAAGTGCTATTTGAAAAAGCAGGTGGTATATATGATAAGGTTGAAGAACCTACATTATTCCAATCCCTTAAGGATGACCCTGTTAACTATGTTAAAGAACGAGCTAAAGGAGCCCCTAAGTTTTTAGATAAACTTGAGACTATGTTGTTCTCGTCTGATGCCTCATTACAAAATGCACTTCGTAAAGGTATGGAAGACATGGGCATGCCTTTTGATAAAATTAAAGATATGTTATTTAGAGCTTCTACATCACAAGCTCTACATCGTGAAGCCATAGCCCATCAAGTATTAGTAAAAGGTGGGTTAAAATATGATCCTGAAACCTTTAAATATGTAGCTATTGATAAACCAGGTAGCTGGAAAGGTGTTGTTGAAGCTTTAAAAGCTGCTGCCGAAGAAAATGGATTCTCTTATGAAGAGATGGAAAAGTATGCCCATCAAGCACTTATTGGTAGACGTTTACGCGGTATTCAAATTAATAATGATACCGTAGAAAAACGATATGTTGCAGAAATGGCTAAAGCTACTAATGCTACTCAAAGAGCTGCGGCTGAATCTAGATTTGAAAAAGATCATAAAATAGTTCATTTAACTGAAGCTCAACTTAAAGCAAGTGAAGATTTATTTAAAAAAGTTAAAGGAATGGATAAAATTGTTGATGAGTGGAATAAATCTCGTGAAAACATTTTAGACTTTGCAGTTGAATCAGGTCTATATACTAAATCTGAAGCTCAAGACTTATTAGATGTTATGGACTATGTGCCGTTCTATCGTGTAGAACAATTAGAAGATAAAGCAGGACCAAAAGAATTTAATCGTGGGCTTTTAGATATTGCAAAAGATCCTAGATTTAGAGGTAGTAAAGATCCTGTTAACAATGTCTTTGATAATATGGAACGCTGGATAAGTTATGTGGTTAGAAAAGGTGTAGGTAATCAATCAGCCAAAGATTTAAATGAAGCTGCCATGAAATACTTGCCTGGTGAAGTAACTAAATTAAACCCTAATGAAAAAGTACCTCATGGTATGAGAGGTAATATAGTTGGTATATGGAGCAACGGTTCCGTAGATAAGTATGTATATAAAGATCCTTTATTTGTACATGCCTTTACAGGTATGGAACCTATTGTTATTCCAGCATTATCAGCTGCATCTAAATTTACAAATCTATTACGTCAAAACATTGTACTTAATCCTTTGTTTTCCATAGGTCAATTATCACAAGATGCCTTTGGTGCGATGTTTGCTTCGGGTGTTAAACATCCTTTTGCTATTCCTGTACAAGTTTTAAAAGAGTTTATTGGTACACTTCGTGGCACAAGTGAAGCTCATAATATACTTATAGACTATGGCGCTGTTGGTAGGCGTGATTATTCTTCTGATGTTAGTCGTATTGATGCAGAGGTTGCTGCAGGATTAAAAGAACCAAGCTTATATGATAAAGCTACTAAACCTTTCCGTGCTTTATCTATGGCATCAGATAATGCTGTACGCCAAGCTATATATAATCAAACAATGAAAGAAACAGGTAACAAAGCATTAGCAATAGAACGTGCTTTTGAAATTATTAACTTTAGACGTGCAGGAGCTAGCAGTACTGTTAACTTCTTACGTCAAACTGTTCCTTTCTTTGGAGCTTATTTACAGTCTATGAATGTAGCTGCTAAAGTAATTGCAGGTAAAGGTATTGCGCCTATGGAAAAAGCTGAAGCTCGTAAAGTATTAGCATCTACTTTTGCAAAAGTTATGGTAGCAGGATTTATATATAATGTGCTTATTAGTGAAGATGAAGATTATAAAAAATTAGATCCTTCAGTACGTGATCGTAAATTACTTGGTCCTGGTATGGGCGGTATGAGCATACCTTTACGTATGGATATATTTACTGTAGCAAGTAAAGTTTTACCTGAACACATTTATCAAATGACTATGGCTCAAGGTACTGAAGATGCTACTAAAGCTAAACGTTCCTTATATAATGCTATGGGTAATGCTTTATTAGGTCCTAATGTATTGCCTCAATTTGCCAAACCTGCTATTGAAGTTATTACTAATCATAATTTCTTTACTGACAGACCTATTGTAGGTCAATACGAACAAACACTAGATCCTGATAAACAATATAGTGCCAATACTTCTGAACTATCTAAAGTATTTGGCAGTGTTTCAAATACTTCTCCGATGAAATGGGATCATTTATTTAAAGCTTACTTTGGATATACGGCAGGATTAGGATTAATGTTTACTGATCAATTAATATCTGCAGGTTCTAATAAGCCCCTACCTGATAAGTCCTTCCAAGATACTGTTGCATCAGTTCCAGGAATGTCGGCTTTTTATGCTAAAGAATTTGGTACTCGCGAAAAAAATGATTTTTATGAGCTAAGAGATTTAGTAGATAGAGCTGTTAGTAGTTCTAACTATTTAAAAACATATGGTACTCAAGAAGAAAAAACGCAATATAAAGAAGAAAACAAACAACTAATTCAAGTTAAAGCACAAGTTAATAATATTAATAGACAACTTGCTAGTATTCGTAAACAAGAACGTTTAGTTTATGAAGCTCCTAATACTAAAATGTCAACAGAACAAAAAGCTATTAGAATTAAAGGATTACGTGAGCAAGAAGAAAAAGCTTTACGAAATGTAAGTGCTATTAGAAAACGTGCGGGTTTATAAACGCCAGACTCGTATACCTTTAACACCATCTTCTACTACAATTTTGTGAACGAACTGAAACTCTAGTCGTTCACTTTCTTTTGTAATAGCAGCAATAGCAGCTTTAGTATCTATAGCAGGTAAAAATATAGACGTGCCAGGTTGAAACTCAGACCAAAGTATTTGATAATCTACACCGTTAGTTAACATTTCTAGGCACATCCAATGGTAAGTTATCTAATTTAATTTCATCAAATGATGAGTTATCGACCCACAAGCAGCGTTTACCTGAACCACTAATGTCTAAGCCTTTATGTAACACTTTTAAATCTCCTGACCTTGATCTAAGAACGTTGGCGTCTTTTAGTCTTTTAACAAAGTCGTCATATTCTACATTACCAAGTTGTTTTAAATACGTTTTTATTATATCGCAACCTATGTAAATGGTTTTGGTATCAGGTTCTATTCTGACCCGTAACTCATAGATAGGTCTTAATATAGGAGCTTCTTGCAATCCTGAACGAGAATCACTAACACTATTAATAACTAAAGTATTTTTTAAGTTCTCATGCAGGAAAGATGTTAATGTTTCCATAGCATCAAAGTCACGAGTCTTGAGATCTACTCTAGAAGATTCTAGTGCTTTACGAACTGCTTCTTGTACAGGCAACGGATCAATATTATGAATGCCTAACTGTCTAGCAATCTTGGCTCCTAGGAATACTGCTGCTAGTGTAGCAGAATACTTACGTTCTCTACCAGTTATATTCCATGCCTTGTCAATAGCAATCTGTGTTTCTTTTAACTTGATTTTTACTACTTCTAAGTTAGCTATAATCCATTGAGAATATATTTCTCCTGCATGTCCATAGTTTTCAAACAGTAGATCAAAATATTCATCAGCCTGTTCTTTGTTCATTGACTTATCTTCATCAATTTTTATCTGTAAAAATCTAGCCATCTCACCTGAAGATTTAGCATTTTCAGCAAAGATAACTGTTTTAAAATCAGTATTGCTTGATACAACACATATTAAATTAAATACTGTATCGTTATTTCGTTCTTTGTTTCTACCGCTACTATCCATACGGTTTTTACCGCGACCTGTTGACATAAATTTTAAGAAATCATGTAGTTGATCGGCTGATACTTTTGTAAATTCATCTACTGCTGCAGGTAAATTATTCATATAACCCATACGATTAATTACTGCATTACCTGTATCACCCCATAGTTGTATAAGGTTAGCATTCATAGCAGGATTACCATACACACTTGTCATAGCTTGTAAAATGGTAGATTTACCTTGACCTGATTCAGGATTATAAAAATTAATTACTGCTGATTTTTCTGTTGATTTAAAGAAAGGCATAAGTAATGAACCAAAAGCACAGAAGAATCCAAAAGCCCTAAGTTCCATGTTAGGTCTTTCATAAACGGTTATAGCCCTTTTCCATAGTTCATAAGAACCTTTTTTACTTAATGCAGGGTTAACATCTTTTAAGTCATCAGATACAGGTACAAATTTAATACCAAAGGGGCTAATTTCTCTATTACCTATAAGTATCTTTTTATATTCAGGGGTCCATCCATACTGTTTATACATGGGGGTAGATGGTTTTTGTTTTTGTTGATCTACAATAACTGCCATGATGTAATCAATAACGTTATCTAATTTTTTACCGTTTCTAACAATACCTTTGGCAGCTAAAATTTTACGTGCTTCATCACGAGATAATAGTTGTGTAAGGGGTGCAATAAATTCTTGTACGCCATCTTGTGGTAAATGAATTTTAAACCATGCACAAAAGCCTGAAGAATCTTTATCGTTTAAAATCTCAACAAGGTAGAAATCATAATCATATACAAGCACACCTTCTTCATCTTCGTTATCCATGGTTTTATATACACCACCATTTTTACCTCTGAAGTAAGGGAAAGGGAAATCAGGAACATGATAAGTAACTGTTTCACCTAATGCTTCTGACTTTGCTTGTATGACATTATCTGCCCCTTTAGCACGTAGAATAACTCTACCTAATTCAATAGGTGAAGTAATCTTACCTTTATGTTTACAATCCTTGCAACCTTCAGAACGTAAGCCTTCAAATTGTTTACATGTATGAGGACCTGGAATACCGTTAGCCTTAGCTTCTGTTCTAGCATAATCATAATCAGGATGATGTTTAGAGATGTTATGTATGGCGGCTTCAGAGTCTTCACAATAGGCAGCAATAGATAATCCTGATCTCCACAAGGGTTCTTCTATAGTTGCTTGCTTAGTCATAATGTGTGTAAGTTGTGGGCAGCCTTCGTTTTTACGGCAACGTTCAACAATCTTCATAAACTTAGATGAGTTATTACCTAGTATAGCTTTAGTAGCTTCATCTAAAGGACGTTTAGCTTTAGGTTTGTCTGATATATGTATAGGGATTAAGCTTGCTATTTCATCGAAGGGTGTTGCTATACCTTCATTTAAAACAACAACTTCTACAGGGTTAGCAACATCTTTAAAATTCTTTGTGCCAGGAACTCGTAGAATACGTGACATGTCAGCAGTACAAGCGCCATCAGCTTTTAATCCGTGTTTAACACATAAGAACTTAAGACCTTCTGCTACAGGTTTCCATATAGCTTTATCTATAGGCTCTGTTAAAGACCAATAACAATGAATGCCATTACCTGAGTCTACTATAGTGGGTATAGGGAGTTGTGTTACATCGGTGAAAGCACGTAAGGCTATTAAAGCTTGATCTTTAGTTTCGTAGTCTTTCCATTTACGTTTTTTGCTATCAAAACCGCAATCAATATCTAACCAAAAAATACGTTGTTCTTTAGCGTTTAGTGCTTTACGTTCGGTAGGTTCTATCCATGAAGAACAAGCAAAATAAACGTCTTGTTTATCTTCTAAAAATTTATTAGATACTGTTATTGCTTCATCAATAGAATTTACAAATTTGGGGGTGACTATATTTTTTTGATCTTTACCACAGATACAGTAGTATCCACTGTCAGACCATATACTTTGTAAAAATTCTTTTGTTTGCATGTTTCTCTCGAAATAAGTTTGTAACTAAATAGGTGCTATCTTATGCAAATGACAGATAGCGGTGCCATATTATTGACGTGACATAAAGAGGAGATCCCTGTCACTCTACTTGCATTGTAGTTATTTCTTAGGTTGTTTATCTATGAACTCCAATATTTTGGGTTCTAGATGCTTTGAAGGTTTTGCTTTGCCAGAGAACCAATCATACACCGTTTGTCTTGAAACGTTAAGATCTTTCGCTACTTGACTTGCGGGATATTTTAGGGCTATGCATAACTTACCTAATAAAGTACCTGAAGTTTCCGATGCTTTAGTATTGTTTTCAATCATTAATTGGGAATATCCTCGCATGATTATGTCCAATCCGATACTAAGTCATCTAAACTAACATCGCCTTGATCAACCTTAGGTGCTGCAGGTTTTGGTGGAGGAGGTGGTACTGGTTTTTCAGCAACACGCACAACAGGTTCAGGAATATCATCTTCTACTTTAGGTGCAGCTACTTGAGGACGTTGAATAGGTTGTTGTTGTTTCTTTGTTTCAAACTCTTCTCCATCTTCTTCTTTATTAACGCTTACTGATAATGTAATAGCACGTTTAGCTTCATCTGAAGTTGACTTTATAGCACATACTGCATACTCTTCATCATTAAGAACTCTGATAGGTTTAAAGCCAATCTTTGTACTTGATGAGTCTTCATCAAAACTTACACGTGATACAACCGACATTAAATTCTGACCATTAGCACGGACGTAATCTGTGTATTCATGTAGTGGTTTACAATCTTTTGTACCATTACCAAATATAGATTGAGCAGGTAATGTCATTTGATAAACATCTCCGTTTAAATCATCAGCACGAATTACTGCAATACGTCTACTAAATCTACAAGCCTTAGTTCCATTAGCGCCTGAACCTTTAATGTTTTGTGCACATGATATACATGCTTCTGATTGTCTTTCAACAACAGCATCGTCAGGCTTTATACTATCTGATGTCCAACATGTAGGTGGTGGCATCTTCTCACCAGGAACATACGCTTTAGAAAAATACATTCTATGCACATGAGGTGATGCATTAACGATAACTACTTCGAGAGCATCTTGATTAGACTTCTCAATCTCTTTACCATTAACCATTAATCTAAACTTACCACCACGTATTGATATACGTTTAGCAGTTGATGTGCTACCTGTAATGTTTGCAGTAAAGCCATCATCACGACGTGAAGTTGTTGCTACTGCGGTGCTACCAAATATATCTAACTCTGTACTCATACTTCCTCCTTAGTTCTGCTTTTTGTTATTCTGACTGTATATTCACTTGTTGCTTGTAAACCTGGCGGTGCTTTGTCAGGGTTAGTTTCTAAAAATTCTTTTATTACTGATTGCACAAGACGTTTTTCGTAAAACTCAGGGAGATCATGTTCTTTTGTAAACTTATACATTTCTGCCCAATCGCTGGTCCAATATCTTGTTCTTAAAGTTCTTGATAACGTTCCAACATTAGTTTTCAAACTAGTTACATTTAAAGTTCTACATGCTTCATTAAGAGCCATATCAACTTTATCTCTTTGTACTTTTATATCAGTTATTTGTTTTTCTAATTCATCTTTCTTGTCTCGCATATTGACAGAGACTTGCATTAGCTTTTCTATCTGATTATTATCTAATTCCACATCAACTCCTTTCAAATATTAAGAGATACAGTATAGCACAGTTATTTACTTTGTCAACTCTTTTTATAATTAAATAAAACCCATTCAGCAAACCTAATAAGTTCTTCAGGTGTGGCGTTATGTTTCATTGTGTTAGCTTTGTGACTAATAATAGTTACATTACCTTTAATGTAACCCTTTGAATTATCTATTCTATCTAACGATGGTGAATTACTACTTGGTCCTTTTGCTCGGGACTCCGATATATTTTTAATAATAGGTATACCCAATATAGGACATATAAGGGGTATCTGTATATCTGAAACATCTATATTAAAATCTAAGTTTTTTCGTTTAGCTCTATCTTTAGCATGCTGTTGAATAATTTTTTCAGGGTTTTTTTCACGATACGACCTTGAATATTCTGCATGGCTAATGCCTTCTTTATATTTTTTAAGCATCTAGTATTTTTCCAAAAGGAACTAATAACTGTTTAGGTACTAAAAAAGCTTTCTTTGGTTCTGTATCTCCGTTGCCTACAAATTGAGTATGAACAAGTTTATTTAGAAATATACAGTTAACTATATCCATAGGCTTTATCATTAAAAATATTTGATCATCATAGAATATCCATTTGTCTGCAGTTGTTACCATTAACCCTGAGGGCTTATTAAACATTTCAATTTCTACTACTAAGTTGCCTGTTACATTACTCATGGGGTCATATTTAACTTCTATTGACTTATGAGTTTCAGGTATCCATATATCATAACCTTTATAGGCATTTATTAATGTTGCTGATGGGCATGTCTTTTGTATAAGGCTTAAAACTTTTAGTTCTATTTCTTTGCCCCTACCTAAATCTTTTTGGAAACTATTATTTATATCATTCATTTAATTCTTCCTTATATAGATCAACTAGTTTAATGTGGTTATCAATTTTCCCTTGCAACATTTTATAAATTTTTTGTTCAACGGGAGAGCCTTGTAGGTGAACTACGG